ATAAGACGGTTTTGCACGTCCTATCTCATAATTTCAAGACTGTTTTCGTTTTTCTGGCGTGTAGGTTCTATCTAGCTGGTATAATCTAGGTTTTTTGAAGTTGGTATATATCTGGCTGGTTTAATCTGGCTGGTATATACCAGTACTAGTATAGGAGAGGGTGGGGGGGGGTATTTTCTCAGGATAAGGCTTCCCTCTTTCCTTGCGGAAAATTTTTGTATAATTTTTGAAAATGGATATTGCTGCAATACAGGGCCAGATCGGTTCATTGCCTGCTGACAGGCAGCGTGAGATCCTTGCCTTACTTGACGAGTTATCCAGTGCTCGCATCAGGGAAGAGGCGAACGCAGATTTCCTGGCATTTGTGAGGGAAGCTTGGCCTGCGTTCATAGAGGGGAACCATCATCGTGTGATGGCGGACGCATTCAATCGTATTGCGAGTGGCGATTTGAAGCGTTTGATCATCAACATGCCTCCACGCCACACCAAGTCCGAATTCGCTTCGCATCTATTTCCTGCTTGGTATCTGGGCAAGTTTCCTGATCGCAAGGTGATCCAAACTGCTCATACTGCGGAATTAGCTGTTGGTTTTGGGCGTAAGGTTCGTAACCTCGTGGGTTCTTCCGAATATGCGACAATATTTCCCGGTGTTGCACTGAGTGCTGACTCAAAGGCTGCGGGACGCTGGAACACGAACAGTGACGGAGATTATTTCGCTATCGGGGTTGGCGGTGCTGTTACTGGTAAGGGTGCTGACATCCTGATTGTTGATGACCCGCATTCTGAGCAGGAAGCGGCACTAAACGATCCCAATGTCTACAACAAAACTTACGAGTGGTACACTTCGGGTCCACGTCAGCGGTTACAGCCTGGTGGCGCGATTTGTTTGGTGATGACTCGTTGGTCGAAGAAAGATCTAACGGGTCAAATTCTCAAGGCTTCCATCCAGAGGGGTGGCGCAGACGAGTGGGAGATTATTGAATTGCCTGCAATTCTTCCCAGCGGCAAACCATTATGGCCCGGATTTTGGCCTCTAGACCAGCTTGAATCCCTTAAAGCCGAACTTCCGGTTGCAAAGTGGAGTGCCCAGTACCAACAGGATCCGACTTCCGAAGAAGGCGCGATCATCAAGCGGGAGTGGTGGAAAGAGTGGACAGAAAAAGACCCACCGGATTGCGAGTTCGTGATACAGTCGTGGGACACCGCTTTCTTGGCGAAAGAGACTGCCGACTACAGTGCTTGCACAACGTGGGGTGTTTTTTACACTGAGGATGGTCAGGCCAAGATTGTTCTTCTAGATGCGCTACAAGAACGTTTGGAATTTCCTGACTTGAAGGTTCGTGCATACGAGATGTACAAAGAATACGAACCCGACGCCTTTATCGTGGAAGCGAAAGCAGCGGGTAGTCCCTTGATCTTTGAGCTTCGCAGGATGGGAATCCCTGTTTCGGAATACACGCCAAGCAGGGGAAAGGACAAAGTTGCTAGAGTAAACGCGGTATCGGACCTCTTTTTCAGTGGGCACGTTTATGCGCCGAAAACCCGGTGGGCTGAAGAGGTGATGGAGCAATTTGCATCTTTCCCGCTTGGCGATCACGATGACTTAGTTGATTCCTCAACACAAGCGTTGATGAGGTTCCGACAGGGTGGATTCATCAGTATGCATAGTGATTATCCGATGGACGAGTTGCTACCGGGACGTAAAGCAGATTATTATTGATCCACCAGCTTGCGCTGGATGAGATCCGTGCGAACTTGATGCACGCTAATTCGATGAGTATCTGAGGAGAGAACTGTTGAAAGACCTTGGCCGCAAAGAGGATAGGAATAGGTTAACGGATCAACTCCTAGATCTTGGCGTAGAGGATGCCCTGACCATGCCGGGCTATGACGATTGCGTGACAGGAATCTTAGAACGATTCGGCATGGAACCCATCGTCCTATACGACAAGGAAAAGGTCATCCAGCAACTCATAAACGAGGGTTCCGACGGTTATCAAGAGGCGCTGGAATACTACGAGTTCAACCAAGTTGGTGGCTGGCACGGCGATAAGACGCCGGGATTTCTAGTCGCATTGCCCGGAGTGGACTGATGGCGATAGATAAACCCCTTAATGGGTTATTTGACCAAGACGATTTCGAGATGGGTCCAGAGGGGCTCCTTGTTGCAGAAGAAGATGAGATGCCTATTGGCGACTCCGTACTTACCGAACTGGAGGATGGAGGCGTCGAGATTGATTTCAATCCAATGTCAGACTCCATGGGCATTGGGGAGGAATCCTTTGATTCAAACTTGGCTGAACACATCGAAGACAATGAGCTTCGTACATTGGCAACCGATTGCATATCGATGTTTGATTCCGATAAGAGCAGTCGTTCGTCTTGGGAAACAACGTACAAGGAAGGGCTTGATCAGTTAGGTTTGGAAATTGAGGATCGTACCACCCCGTGGGCGGGAGCTTGTGGCGTATTCCACCCAATGCTTTCTGAAGCTGTTGTACGATTCCAGGCGCAGACCATCCAAGAAATCATGCCAGCCAAGGGGCCGGTAAAGACGCATGTCTGGGGTGTTGTGACCGATGACCGCGAGAAGCAGGCGCGGCGTGTTCAGGAGTACATGAATTACCAGCTTATTGAAGTTATGACCGAATATCGGTCTGAAACTGAAAAGCTTCTGTTCAGCCTGCCGCTCGCTGGTTCAGCGTTCCGTAAAATCTACTTTGATCCTTCGTTGGGCAGACCGACTTCGATGTTTGTTCCGGCAGAGGATTTCGTTGTGTCGTACAACGAATCTGAGCTAGAACATGCAGAGCGTTACACCCACGTCATGAACCGAAGCACGAATCAGGTTAGAAAGCTTCAGGTGAGTGGGTTCTACCGTGACATTGAATTGACTGCATCCCACATCGAAGAAAATCCAATCACAAGTAAATTCAATGAGATTGGTGGCGTCAAACCTTCGTGGGATAACAATGAACGGCATCAACTCCTTGAAATGCATTGTGACGTAGACATACCGGGCTTTGAAGACCCCGATGGAGTCGCGTTGCCTTATGTCATTACCATCGACAAGAGTAGTTCCACGATTCTATCGATTTATAGGAACTGGTCCGAAGATGATCCGAACAGAATAAAGAAACAACATTTTGTTCATTATGGATATGTCCCCGGAATTGGATTCTATAATCTTGGCCTGATCCACATGATCGGCGGACTCGCGAAGTCAGCTACCAGTCTGTTACGACAGTTGGTCGATGCGGGCACACTTTCCAATTTGCCTGGAGGATTGAAGACTCGTGGACTAAGAATCAAAGGCGATGATACGCCGATTATGCCAGGAGAATTCAGAGACGTTGATGTGCCGGGAGGGGTCATCCGTGACAACATCACCTTCCTTCCTTATAAGGAACCTTCTTCGGTCCTTTACCAGCTATTGGGTAATATCGTGGAAGAGGGCAGACGCTTTGCGTCGATGGCGGATCTCAAAGTAGCAGACATGAACCAAGAGGCTCCCGTTGGGACTACTCTTGCTATCATGGAGCGGGCAATGAAGGTGCAGTCCGCGATCCAGGCTAGAATCCATGCGAGCCTGAAACAGGAATATAAGATCCTCGCTCGTATTATTTATGAATTCACAGATCCAGATTATCCATACGAGACAGATGCTGGAGAAGGGATCAAGCTTGAAGATTTCGATGACCGTGTAGATATCATACCTGTATCAGACCCGAATGCGTCTTCAATGGCACAGCGGATCATGCAGTATCAGGCTGCACTGCAGTTGGCCGCGCAAGCACCCAACCTGTACGACCTACCCTTGTTGCATCGTCAGATGATGGAACTGATCGGTATTCCAAATGCCGATAAGGTTGTACCGATGACTGATGAGGTGCCACCCACCGATCCGGTTAGTGAGAATCAGGATATTCTCACGCAATCGCCTGTTAAGGCATATGAGTATCAGGACCATGAGGCGCATATGCGTGTCCACATGGTTCTGAAAAACGA